ATGTTGAATAAACCACAAAAGTTAATTAGATGCAGAAAGTTGAAAATATAGACGAAACCCCCGCTTTTGCAAAGCACGTGTTACCAGCAGTGCCTTCTTCGGAGGTTTATTTAGAAGATTGTGTAAAGGCATTAAAACGCTTTAACGATAACCATTTTGATTTGGCAATAGTTGACCCGCCTTATGATTTTTCAATAGGGAATAAAACCAACTATTACGTGTCGCAAGGTAAATATAACAAAGTGCAAGAAACACGACCAAAAGGTGGTTTTAAAATAGGTGGTAATTATATGGATAGCATAGAAAAAGCACCAAGTGAAGAATATTTTAATGAACTTTTTAGGGTTTCTAAAAATCAAATTGTTTGGGGTGGAAACTATTTTACAAAACATTTACCGCCATCTACTTGTTGGATAACGTGGGATAAAATGAACGGAGAAAATTATTTTGGTGACTGCGAACTCGCCTGGACTTCATTTGGAAGTGCAATCAGGAAGGTAAAAAAAGTTGTGCACGAAAAAGGCAGAATACATCCAACTCAAAAACCTATTTATTTATATGATTGGATTTTACAACAATACGCTAAAGAAGGGGATTTTATTTTAGATACACATTTAGGAAGTGGAAGCAGTAGGATAGCAGCGTATAAAGGCGGGTTCAACTTTGTAGGATTTGAAATTGACAAAGAATATTATGAGAAACAAGAAAAGCGTTTTAATGACTTTAAATCACAATTACGGTTGTTTTAGCGGTGTCGGTTCTGGCATTGCTGGTAACGTTCCGCAGCTATACGAAGGGCGCATTTTTAAGCGGTTAGTTTGTGCGCCTTTTGGTTAGGTGCTGTTATATTTAGTTGCCTTGAATAGCAATGCGGAGTGAAAAATTTAATAATTTAAAATGGAAACAAAAAAACTTAAAATACTAGAAGATACGGTTTATCACTACGCTCACTTTGTTAATACAAGTAGTAAAAAGGCGGTTGATGCAATTGAAAAAATAAACAATTTAGAAAAAGAAACAATAGCAGTATGGTTTAGTTGTGGAGTTGCCAGTGCGGTAGCTGCAAAGAAAACAATTGAGAAATACGGAGAAACGCACAATATTTTAATTGTGAATAACCCTGTAAAAAACGAGCATCCCGATAATTTAAGATTTTTAGCAGATGTTGAAAATTGGTTAGGCTATCCAATTATTAAGGCGGTTAATAAAAATTATCCAAATGCTGACATAGTAGAAGTTTTTGATAAAGTAAAATATGTTAGCGGAGTTGGTGGCGCACCTTGTACTAGAGAATTAAAAAAAGAAGCTCGTTATCAATTTGAAAAAGAAAATAAAATTGATTGGCACGTTTTAGGATTTACGATTGATGAATGGGAAAGGCAAAAAAGATTTAATACAGGCGAAAGAGAAAATACAATACCTGTATTAATAGCTGAATTGATAACAAAAATAGATTGCTTTAAAATAATTGAAAAGGCTGGAATTAAATTACCGATAATTTACTCACTTGGTTATCCAAATGCTAATTGTATCGGTTGCGTAAAATCACAAAGCCCTACATATTGGAATTTAGTTAGAGTAACATTCCCAGATGTATTTGAAGAACGAGCAATACAAAGTAGAAGGATTGGGTGTAGATTGGTTAAGTTAAAAGGGAAGCGAATATTTTTAGATGAATTACCGATAGATGCAAAAGGCGGAAAAATAAAAAGTTATGAATGCGGTATTTTTTGTGACACATAGTACGATACCCACAGGTGCGGTGGGAGGCAATTGAATATAACGGTTTGCAGCTAATAAATCGGGCGGTGGAAACCTATAGATGTCCGCCTGTTTATTAGGTGCGGTTACCTGCTGGCGGTACAGAATGCTGCTATAAGACTTTAATATAAAAATAACTAAAACAAAATAAAATGAAAACAAAAATTTACGGAGCATCAGATGACTTAATCGAAATTGAAGGATTTACTTATGATGAAATTGATTGTGTTGACCATAAAAGACCTATAAAATTTGAGTGTTCAGATGGAACTATTGGAACTATTTTTTATAATGGTGAGTGGAAAATAAACATAAAAATAGCAGGAAATAAATATTTAAGATTAATTGATTCGGTTGGTGATGAAAATAGACACGAAGAACCAAATGCAACGATACCATCATATTCAGATATTTTGATTTTAGATTCAGGAATTGAATGGATTAAAATTAAAGGTAAAGTAATTAATGACATGTAATAAAAAAATATTTCTAACACCGCAACCGCTTGCAGGTAACGGTTTCGGGCTTGGCGAAGTGGCTGAACCTGAGGCTAAATAGAATTACTAAACTTAAAAATTAAAAACAAATGATTGATAGAATTACTGAACAGCCATTTTGCCAAACCCGTGTTACAGGAAGTACGGGTTTGAAAGTACTATCTCTTTTTGATGGCATTAGTTGTGGTCAAATTGCATTAGAAAGAGCAGGATTTATAGTTGATGAATATTTCGCATCTGAAATAAAACCACACGCTATAAAATGTACAAAAGAGAATTATCCTAATACAAAACATATAGGAAGTGTTATTGATGTAAAAGCTAATGATTTGCCTAAAATTGATTTACTGATTGGAGGAAGTCCTTGCAAGGGCATTTCACGACTAAATAAAAATCAAGAAGGATTGGAACATTCTGAAAGTAGGTTATTTTGGGAATATGTAAGATTGCTTAACGAATTAAAACCAAAGTATTTTTTACTTGAAAACACACACGGAAACAAAGAAGCAACTAATATAATTACAGAAACGCTTGGAGTAAATCCTATTTCAATAAATAGCAAACTTGTTTCTGCTCAAAATAGACCAAGATATTATTGGACTAATATTCCAGGAGTTGAACAGCCAAAAGACAAAGGAATAACAACTAAAGATATTTTTGATTATTCTGGCGAATTGACTCACGAATGTAGAGTAAAATGGCTAACTAATGAAAGCGGTAAAAAATCGGTTGCAAATGGTTACACAAGAGTAAATCCATACCCAAAAAGCGGTTGTTTAACTGCAAACGGACATAAGAAGTGGAACGAAAATTATTTATTGAAAGATGGAGTGTATCGCTACCTTTCACAAACAGAAATTGAAAAATTACAGACTTTACCAATAGGATATACAAAATCATTAAATTATGATGATGCTTATGATTGTATAGGTGATGGATGGACGGTTGATATTATAGCTCACATTCTCGGTTATGCACAATGGTAGTGTTTCCTGTAACGTTCGAGTGCTTTGCTTCAGTTGTGCCTAACCGCAAACTACTTTCGGCACAATTGAGCAAAACACTTGTTAACCGCTGTTTTTTATATTTTTTACATATATTTTAAAAATAATTGTCTTTTTATTTTGTAGTACAAAAATAAGTCGTATATTTGTAAAAGAAATAACAACTAAAACAATATAAATTATGAAAGCATTATCAAACAACGGATGGTTAAAAAGACAATTAGAAACTAATAAACAACTTTTTGAATTGGGATTAATTTCTCATGTAGAAAAACTATCACAAGACATAATTGCAAAAGCTACTCATAAATCGCAAATTAAAGATAGTTTATAATGCAAAGACAATCAATAATAGTTTTATTAAACTATACAGAAGAACCAATAACACGAGGTAATCTTAAAAAATTATGTGATGAGTTTAATTTTCCTTATCATTCGCTTTGCCGTTTAAAATTTCCGATTTTGTATAAGGATTTCATTATCCACAAAGTTGAGTTTAAATAGCGGTTAACGTCCCGTGGCTTTATTTCAGTTGCAAACTTCGTAACCGATATTTTTCGGCTACTAAAAAAAGTGATGCGAAAAATAAATTTGAATTTAGCAGATATTTTGCAATTGAATAAAACCACTGTTATAGCTAGTTGCGGATGTTTTAGAAAAATAATTTAGAAAATAATTAAAATATTTTATAAAAACACTTGTTTATTAGAAAATAAGTTGTATATTTGCTAAAGAAATAACAACGAAGTTATTTTGTAAATCTTAAAATTATGAAAGCAATGAACACAACTTTATTTCAAAACACAGCTAAAAACGGATTTTTAAAAGCGGAGCCAAAAGGAGATAATTTTTTAGGATTTAAAAAAGCCAATGAGATAATTTACGCTTTATACTCCGATAATAATTTGGTATGTGATTTTGTCGCTGTAATTGGTTCAAACATAAATCTTGAAAAAGAGTATAAAGAAAATAGAGCATTAAGCAACGAAATTCACGAAAATGAAAAAAACTATTATTTAGCAAATTCTTTATAATGCCATTCATTTTAAAAAATAAAGAAACCGAACAATATAGATTGTTCGGTTCTTTACCTATCCTTTGCCGTAGCATTGGATTTGACGAAAAACAAGAGAAAGGATTGAGTTATGTTTTTTCTCAAAAGAAAGAAAATCAGTTCGAAGATGATAAGTTTCTAATTCTCAAACGTGAACTTGAACGTGGTGGTTCTCTAAAATAGCCATTAACAATATATTGGCTCAACTAACTTATGCAATACATTGAAAATAAAATAACTAGAAGATTCAAAATTTATACAAACATAGTTTGTTTAAACGACGGTTATTTATACCAATTAGAGCATTGCCCAAAGAAAAGAACAAAAGTTTTCCGGAAGCTAACCTACAACGAAAAACGAAAAGCCTATTACATCAACGGTATATTAGTCACGGTAAAAAGACTTCATAAATTAAAATTCACACCATAAAACATAAAATGATACCATTCGTTAAAGACTCTTACTTCATTAGTAGAAAAAACAACATAATAATAGCAAACCTTATCGATGGAGAGCAAGTACCATTGATAAGGTTAAAGCAAAAATTCATTGATGTTATGATACTTGAAGGCGAAGCTTTGTTATTATAACATATTTTGCAATATAATAACATATTTTGTTACATTTGACTATTAAATACACAAAATGCCAATATGAAAAAAATAAAAATAAAGGATTTAATCCCCGATAACAAAAACAACAATAAGCATACTGCTTACGGTATGGACTTACTGGAAAAATCAATGCGAAAAGTTGGAATTATTGAAAGCATTACAGTTTCTAATGATAACAAAATCATATCTGGAAATGCAAGGCATGAAAAAGCCGGACAATTATTTGATACTGAGGCGATCGTTATTGAAACCGATGGAACTCAACCAATAATATTAAAACGCACCGATATTGAAAGCGATACCAAGCAATTTTATGAAGCTTCAATTCTTGCCAATACCACTTCAAATAAGAATATTGATTTCGATAATGACGTTATTGAGGAGTTGGCTTTGGAGTACGATTTGGATATTGAGGAGCTGGGGTTGGATATTTCAGAAATTGATTGTTTTTTAGAAGCAACCGAAGATGACTTTGATACAACACCACCTGAAATACCGATTACTGTTTTAGGTGATTTATACGAGATTGGAGAACATAGATTGCTTTGTGGGGATAGCACTTGTAGTGATACGGTTGCAAAGCTAATGAATGGTAATAAAGCGGATATGGTTTTTACTGACCCGCCTTATGGAGTTTCTTATGAAGGTGGTCATAATAAGAAAAAACGTAAAGGAATAGAAAATGACAATCTTCAAGGTCAAGACTTAACTGACTTGTTTTATGAATCACTAATGAACGCAGATTTATTCTCTAAAGATTATTCAGCTTTTTATATTTGGTATTCTACAAATAAATCAGTTGAAACTTTTGCATCTTTTAGTAGATTAAATTTATCAGTAAGAGCAGTCATTGCGTGGTATAAAGTCAAAAGTGGTTTAGGTTCTTTTATGAGCCAATACATTCCAAATTTTGAGCCTTGCATATATGCCTTTAAAAGTGGAAAAAGTCCACAATGGTTTGGTGCATCAGATGAGAAATCAGTATGGGAGTTAAAAAAGGATTCAAGAAATGAATACCACCCAACTCAAAAGCCAATTGAGCTTCCATCAAGGGCAATAGAAAATAGCAGTAAATTAAAAGATATTATTTACGATTGCTTTCTCGGTTCAGGCTCAACAATGGTAGCATCACATCAATTAAAAAGGAAATGCTACGGGATGGAACTCGATCCTAAATACTGCGATGTAATAGTAAAGCGAATGATTAAACTTGATGATACTTTAACCGTTAAAAGAAACGGAGTTGATTGTACTAACGAATTTAAAGCGTAAGCAAACAAATGGCTAAAACTCAAAACGGACTTAAAAAGACTATAAGCGAGCCCCAGTTAGTACTGGAGTTAAAAAAGCTATTCGAATCAGGCAACACATCAAAAACGAACTCATACGAACTTTTGCGAACTAAATACAGAATTGCAAAAAATAGATGTTTAAGGGCATTCGATATAGCTTTAAATGAGTGGCAAGAAATAAAAAATAAAACCACGGCCGAGAGTATTGAAGCTAATCAAAAAGAAGTTCTTAAAACGGCTAATTTAACAAAAATCGACAGAATACTTATCGCTGAGGAAATCGCCATCGGAAAACCAAAAAAAATAGGAAATGACGTAATTATTATTTCACCAATGGAAAGGCTAAGAGCTTTAGATTACTTAGCCAAAATACATTCAGACTACGCTCCAACTAGAACCGATATTACTACAAACGGACAATCAATTAGTTCCCCAGAAGATCGAGAATCCAGAATCCAAGCCTTAATCGAAAAATTCAACAGCTCAAAATAATTTTGCTTTTTTAATAACATATTTTGCAACTAAATAATAAAATATGTTATATTTGGAAAGATTATAAAAAGCTCCACATGTTAGCGTGGAGCTTTTTTTAATGGGGAAGTAGCTCAGTTGGTTAGAGCCAAAGAAAAGCTGTTAGGATATGCGCAGTCTGTAGGTTGAGAGCCGAAAAGCAGTAATAAGGGTCAGCGGTTCGAGTCCGTTCTTCTCCACAACCCTTTAAAACTGAGAAGCCGAATTCGAGTATCTTACGTGAAACTGACAGGAAAAGTAATATAACCTGTGACATCTTGGAAAGTATAGAGATAGGACAAGACCGACGGGAGTAAATTCACTAAACGGAAAAAGAATTCTGACAGCTGGAAAGACAGCAAATGGAAATAATGGTAAATGTGGTTAAATCAGCAGTCTGTAAAACTGTCGCCTTTGGCTTTGTAGGTTCGATTCCTTCTATTTCCACCAAGCAAGACTAATACGTTAAAGAAAATCAGCCACGGGTATTAGTAATGGTTGCAGGCTGGACGAAATGCTATCGTTTTGAAGTGGCTTAATACATAAGTCAAACAAGCATAAAAAATAGGACAGCTCGGAAAGACGAGCAACACCGCAAGATAGAGCAGTTGGTAGCTCGATGGACTCATAATCCATAGGTCGCTGGTTCGAATCCAGCTCTTGCTACTAAGCAAAACAATATGGTAACAATTATTGAAAACAAGATTTTTGTAAACGGAAAAGAAACAGTCAATCCTGAATTAATTGGTTTGGCTGTTTTAGATTTTATTGAAAATAGAGGTATTAAAAATCCTATTCAAATACAATCTGAGTTAAGTCAAGACGAATTGAGGGATAAGTTCTTCAATCACTTAAAAGAAAACAATTTGCGCCACACACATGAGCGTAAAACATTAATCGAGTTAGCATTTACAATCAATCCATTTAAGCCAACAGAATTGGTTAAGCGAGCCACCGAACTTAGAATAGCACAAGCGAGCTGCTACAATTTTATTCAGATGTGTGTCGATGCTGGAGTAGTAGAAATTCAACCTAGAAAATACTTTTTTAAATGAAATCATATTCAGAAAATCAAATCGAGCTTATCAAGCTAAAAGCAATTCAAGATTATTTATTAGACCATGGCTCTAATGATGAAGTAATCAATGATGCAATCAAAGAAGTCAATAACAAGATTTTAGAATCACAAAAAGAACGTAATAAATAACTATGGAAATAGCAGGAACAGTTCACCATATTGGCGACGTTGAATCAATAGGAAATAACGGATTCACCAAAAGACTATTAGTAGTAAAAACTAATGAGCAATACCATCAGTTCATTCCTATTGACTTTGTAAAAGAGAAAATAAGTTTAATTGAATTTACAAAGATTAATCAATCCGTAAAAGTTCAAGTCAACCTAAGAGGCAACGAAAACAACGGAAGGTATTATTTGAATTTGCAAGGCTGGAAAATAGAGTAAATAAATGCTTACAGATGCTGAAATATCCGAACTAGAAACCCTTTTGAAAGAAAGGGATATACATATTTCACGCAAAAGACTCTGTGATTTAGACGAAAATACAAATCCTAATTACGCTCTTCTTCATAATTCAATTAAGGACCAGAAATACGAAAAAGATAAAAACGGAATCGATGTTCTTGTTTCTGGTTATCGAGGTGCTGCACTTGAAGGTTCCTCTCGTTCTGGTAAAACTTGGAGCGGTGTTGATATAATTATTTGGCTTTGTCTTTACTACGAGCCTAATGGCTGTACAATCAATATTTATCGTGAAACCTACAATGAGTTCAAAACTACTCTTTATGATGATTTTAAGCGTAGGCTTGATGATTATGCTTTGCCAAATCATTTTCATAATGCGCAAGAAGTAAAGAGTTTTAAGATTGGTAAAAGTCGCATTTACTTTCTTGGTGATGGGAAACACGGTGGAGGTTGTGATTATGCTTTCTTCAATGAAATGATGTTTATTAGTCAATCTGTATTTGACCAAACAGAAATGCGTTGTCGAAAATTCTGGTGGGCAGATTACAATCCATCAGTTACGGACCATTGGTTTTTTGATAAAGTGCTTTCACGTCCTGATGTTGCTTTTCATAGAACTACCTATATTGATAATAAATTCATTTCTGCTCAAGAAAGAAACAAAATACTTTCTTACGACCCTTGGTTGCCTGGTTCCTACATTGTCAAGAATAGCGTTATCATGTGTTACAATAAATTAACTGGAAAAGTCGAGCCTGTAACATCTACCAATCAACCGCCACCACATCCAACAAATATACAGAATGGTACTGCAGATGAATTCATGCACAAAGTCTATGCACTAGGATTACGAGGCGCTATGAAAGGCGTTATTTTCCCATACGTGGAATGGATTGATAAATGGCCAGAAGATAAAGCTGCGATATATCCAAATGACTTTGGGTTTACAACTGATCCAAACGTACTTGGAAGATATGCAGAGGACGAGAACAATATTTGGATTGAACCATTGTGTTATGAACCGATAGAAACTCCAGATGCTTTAGCTTCATTAATGGAAGAGCTAGGAATTGATAAAGCTAAAGATATCATTCCTTGTGATTCATCCGATAAGTACACTGGTGAGAATAAAGGAACCGTTGAAATGGTTAAGGGCTTACGTCAGCGTGGCTATGTAAATGCTTATAAAATTAGCAAAACTAAGTCGGTGATGTATTGGTTGAATTCGATGAAAACTAAAAAGATTCACATCATTAAAAACCACCTATACCAACAAGCTCTTAAGGAGCAACAAAACTATAGAATGAAAGAAATCAATGGAATTGCAATTAATCAACCTATTGATAAATTCAATCACATCTGGGATATGGCACGTTATGGCCACATCGCTCACAATTCAAAATCACAAATATTTACAACTGAAGAGGAAATCATTAAATCAATTAACTATTAGAAAACATGGAAGAATTATTATTAAAATTAGCTACAGAAGCCGATAAGGTTATTGCTGCAATCAGAGAAAAATCGAAAGACAATGCTAAAATTATTGAATTTCAAAAGGAGTACAAAGACAATGAACGGACCATTAGACCAACGCAAGTCGGTAACATTCAAAAGGACAAAAACGTTGGAAAAGGTGAAAAGGCTAAATTGGTAAAAGCGGTTCGTATTCCTATCAAATTTGCAAAAAAGATTGTCACTACTGCAACGGCTTTTGAAGTTGGTAAACCGGTTACATTAGTTGCATCAGAAGAAAACAACTTATCAAAACTATTCAGTCAACTATGGAAATCGAATAGAATTGATAGTAAAATTACTGAATTGGTAAGGTTAAAAAAGGCTGAAACACAAGGCGCAATTCAATTTTATATATCAGATCTAAAGACAGAATCTATACTGAATAAAATTCTAGTTAAGATTGGACTTAAAGCTCAAGCAAAGGAGATTAAATCCAAAATATTGAACAATACCGATGGTATTATGACGCCTTACTTTGATTCAACAGGTAATATGATTCTTTTCATGTGGGAATATAAGGCCAAGGATTCTGTTTCTGGAAAAGAATTAAATCACGTTGAGATTTGGGATGCTGAAAAATACCATTACTTGAATGATAGTTCTGGTAAAATGGATTATGCTATCACTCTAAAAGCAAATCCATTGCCTCATGGTTTTGATAGAATTCCAATTGTTTACGTTAGCCAAGAACAGCCTGAATGGTTTGATGTGAAAGAATTGATTGATAGAATTGAAGTATCACTTTCTAAGTTGGGAGCCTCAAATGATTATAGTGCCTATCCATTACTTCAAATATTTGGTGAAGTTGCTTCCTTTCCAGATAAAGACGAAAGTGGAAAAGTGCTGCAATTTCCAATGAAGAAAGATGATGATGGAAAATATGTAAATGGCAAAGCCGAATTTTTGACAGCTTCTAATGCTGTTGAATCTGCAAAGCTAGAGCTCGAAATGCTAAAAGGATTAGTATATTCAATATCTCACACTCCAGATCTATCATTTGATAACGTTAAAGGTCTAGGAACCATATCAGGAGTGGCTTTGAAACTAATATTTTTAGATGCAGTGATAAAGGCTACAATCAACGAGGGTGATAATACATCGATGATTGAAAGGATTATTAATGTTATGCTTTCTGGAATTGTTAAAACAACCAATACAAGTTTATCTGGAGAAGCTCAAGCATTGTATTATGATATCATTTTCAATTCAATTATTCCTGATGATGTTCAAACGGCTACAGATATTATTGTTAAGTTAAAAGAAGCTGGATTGCTTTCTTCTCAAACTGCTATTAAGTTGCTTGATTTAGTTGAGAATCCAGTTGCTGAATTAGAGTTGATTAAAGCAGAAGCACCAGCACCAACTAATCCTGTTGTATAATGAAAAAAATAAAACAATTTTTCACGTGGCTTTTCTTTCCAATCATATTGCCATTCAAAAAACGACAACCTAAAATCAAATCCAAGATTGAGCAAGTAACCGAGAACTACAACAGCCTTATAGAAGAGTTTGAACTGATTCAAAAAAAGCAATCAAAACTTTCAAAGTCACAAAGGGATGAAGTAATTCAAAGGGTTTCTTTTCTTGTGATGAAAGGGCATATAAAAATCAATAAATAAATCAATAAATTATGAAAAACACGGTATCAAAAGAAGAAATTATGTTTTTAATTATTCAAGGCGAAAACATTCTTGAAAAAGGAGTACTTGAAAAAGCAAAAAGAAAAAGAGACTCAATAATTAGATTATTGGATTACAAACAAATTGAAATATTAGAAAATGGAGTAACAGATGCTGATTTTCTATTAAAAATTGTTCTTGAGAATAATGATTCTACTAATAGTAAAAGAGACAAAAGAACTTCATATTTAATTAAAAAAGCAACTCAAGGTAAAACAACACAATCAAGCAAAGAATTAAAGCCAACATCTCATGTAAGACAAATGAATGAAGAGGAAATATTCTTATCAAGAATGGATTATTTTTTAAAAAATGGATGGAGATTTAGTAAAAAATCATATGATTTTTTAATGTCAATACATGATTTGTATTACTCTGAAAAAAGACTAAGTCAAAAACAAAAAGAATCTTATATAGAAACCGTCAATAAAACAATGTATTCAGACTATACAAGGTAATCTAAAACCAAAAATAAATATTTAAACCACTTCAAATCGAGGTGGTTTTTTTGTTTTAAAATTTATTATTCTTATTTAGACTAAATAAAAATAAAAATATTTACATTTGTTGCTATTAATACATTATTAACTAATAAATTATGTTATGGCAGTAGAAAAATCGAAAGTGATTAGTAGACTTAAGGCTTTGTTTCCTAAGGCTAATCTTTCACAAAAGAGGTTAGACGCATTGGCGGATAAACTTGCGACAAAACCAGCAGACGATGCAGACGAAGCAGCTATTGATTTAGTGATTAATGACTTTAATTCAGTATTGAGTATTGAAGAAATCGCTCGTGAGGACGATAGAGTACGTACTTTAGAATCAAAGGCAAATCCTAATCCACCAGCTCCGCCAAGTCCACCAGCTCCACCAGCACCACCGAAAGGTGATGAAGTGCCAAGTTGGGCTCAAGCAATTTTAGATTCAAATAAAAAGCTTGAAGGTGAATTAGAGGCAATCAAAACTGGTAAAATGATTGAAACAAAACGTGCAACAGCATCAGAGCTATTTGGAAAATCAGAAGTACTGAAACGTATTCCTGAAACCATTCGTAAGAATTGGGAGAATAGAATTGATGTTAATTCAGAAACTCCTTTCGAGGAGCAAATCCAAGCTTTGGAGACTGAATACAGCGAATTGGTTCAAGTTAGTGCCGATAACAATCAGTACGCACCAGCAGCTGGCGGAGGTTCAGCAGAAATTAAAGCTGACAACGCTGTTGTTGAGGCAATAGTTGGTAACATCTAAAAAGAACGTTTAATCTAAAACCTAAAAGTTATGTCGGGAACTACCGCTAATTTAAACAATGTCGGAGACAACTTTGATACTTCAAATGATAGTATCGTAATTGTTTCAAACTTGGAAACTATTCCAGGTGGAAAGACATTAGACACAACAGGGTTTTCTCCAGCGGTTATTCCAGCTGGTCACCTTGTTATTGAAGAAACTGCAACTGGTGTTTTAAAACCTATGCCTGTTTCGGGAGCTGCTTATGGCTCATTGCCAGCATCACATACCTACAAAGGTGTTGTGGTATCAAGTGTTTTAACTGAAAAACCATTTGTTGCCGTTTTGGTACGTGGAACTGTAAACAAAAACGCTTCAAAATACACTATTTCTAGTGTCCTGTCGGCTGTAAAAACAGCATTACCATTAATCCGTTTTACACAAGACTAAGCCATGAATCAATCATTATTCGTACAGTTTATTGCTTATTTTAAAGCAATCGCAAAAACCATTGAAGAGAGAGTAAATGGTAAGAAAACCGAGTTAACCTACTTGTACAAAGAAATGTTAACCGAAGAACTAAGTGTAGACTTACAATGGAAAAGTTTAACCGTAAACTCAAACATTGTAGCTGCCGATATCGTGGCGTTAGATTCAGCTTTGCCATTGAAAAAAAGAGACTCTTTTGGAACTGCCTCTGGTGATATTCCAAAACTAGGAATGAAATTGCAATTGACTGAAAAGCAAATGTCAGACATCGATGTGTTAAAAGCTAGAAATGTTGAAACATCTGTATTAGTTGATAAAATCTTTCAAGACCAAGTTAAGGCTACAATGGGGGTTCATGAGAAACTTGAATTTATCTTTTTACAAGGTTTATCTACAGGTGTAGGATTAGTTGAAGATGAAAACAATGTTGGAACTGGTGTTCGTGTTGATTACGGATATCTAGCTTCTAATAAGTTTGGAGCTTCTGTACTATGGTCTGATGCCAATGCTAAACCAATTGATGACATTAAACGTGTTATCAAAGTAGCGAAAGCAAAAGGAGATAATATCAAAGTGATCATGATGTCAGATACTACATTTGATAAGTTTGCTGAAAATGCTCAAACTCGTGAGAATTTTGCATTCAGTCAAAACTTTGTAGGAACTAGTATTCCAACTCCAGACATTGAACAAATCAACGCATTAATGCAACGTAAATTCGGTCTTACTATCGTTGTGGTAGATAGAACTGTAACAACTGAGCGTGATGGTGTTAGAACTGTTCATACTCCTTGGGCTACTGACAATGTTATTTTCTTGACTTCATTAAAAGTAGGTAAATTGGCTTATGGTATTTTGGCTGAAGAAACTCGTAAATCACCAAAAGTGATGTATGAAAAATCAGGTTCATTTATTCTATTGAAAAAATGGAGTACTGAGGAGCCTTTTGCTGAATTTACTTCTTCTCAAGCTCTAGCATTGCCAGTTATCAATAACGTTTCTTCTGTTTACTTGTTGAACTGTGAAGAAGCTGTTGTTGATGCTCAAACAGAGGGTAACGCTAACTTAGCTTACAACGGAGATGATTACACAAGAACTTCGGTTATTGCAGCAATCAATTTAGCGACTGGTAAAACAACTGCTAAGTCTACAAATACTGATGCTAAGTTGTTACAATACATCAATGAGTTGTCAGAAGAGCAAATCTTGGTATTTGAAGCTAACATTGTAGCAGCAGTTTAATCATTATGTATTCTGAAGAAACCATAACAGCATTATCCAACAGAATAGGATTTGGAATACCATTAGAGGTAGGCTTCCCCTTTCAAATAGAGGAAGCCAACTCTGTTGGTTCTAATGGTAGAATATTTGTATCATTTCATGAGTTAGTAACACTTGAAAATATATATGCAGCAACAACCGATTTAGGTGAAGGCGCAGAAAGTAAATTCAATAACATATTAACTAGATTTAAGTATCAGGCTACAAAAGAAGTTGTTCCAATGATTATGGATAAAAATTCTAAGTATGATAATTCAGTTGATTACAATCAAACAATTGAAGATAATGCTATTTTATTTGATGATGCGATTGGTTATAGGGTTGCTATGAAAGTGCTTGAATATTTAATGAGCACCAAAGAAAGTAATCTTACAGAAAGAAATGCTAAACTTTCAATATCTAATTTAAAGTTGGAATTGGAAGGATACAAAAATGAAGCTGGAATTGTAGTTGCAACTGGACTTGGTCAAAGATTCAATCAATCAGTAAAAGTGGCAACAGAAAAGATTTTTCCATTTGTGATAACTGTTAATAACGGTAACGCCTGGTAAACTATGAACTACAATAATTATCCACCAATAGGAATTGACAAAAAAATACTAATCATTCAAAATGCTTTGAATAGTCATTTAGGATTTAGTAATGTTGATTTTTATGGTCGTGTTCAAAAAGTAGTTTCAAAGAAACCAAAATCATACACTCCAGAGTTTTATGCTGAATGGCCAAAACGAAAAGAGGTTTATTATGATGGAGTGAATGCACCTGGAGGAAATATATTTTTTATTGTTGATGATAAAGAGAATTTCAAAAAGAATCAATTTGAAGTTAACGTAAAAGTTGTCTTTATGTTGAACTTAGATAAAATAGTATCAGGAAATACATACTGGCCAGATTCTGAAATTCAGGAAAAATGCTTTAAGCTTTTAAAAAAGCAAGGATCAATTGAAATAACCGGAATTGAAAAAGGTATAGAGAATGTTTTTAATGGCTTTGATACTTCTGGTGTCACTCTCAACGGAATGCAGCCCTATCATACATTTTCAATAAACGGAATTCTAAAATATACATTTAATTGTAACCATTAATAAACAGAAACTATGAGTATAATCGTAGAATGCGCTAAAGATGGCGTAAGTAATAAAAATACTGGAGCTAACGAACAATGCTTGGAGGGTGTAGTGGTTCGCCATACACTTGCAACCAATGATCAGGAGTTTGCATCAGTTGCTTCTGCTAAAACATTAGCAGATTGGAAAACGGATATCAATGCTAAGAAATTAATTCCTCTTTATGAGATTGAAGAATTAGCGGTTGCCGATACTGAAGATACTTTCTTTGAAGGTAACAGTAAGTATAAAACCAAAAACGGAAAGAAAATCAGAACTTTCAATTGTTTCATTGGGCTTTGTTCTCACAATGCTTTGAAATCTTACAACGGTAAGAAGTTAAGAGTTTATGAGCATACAGATGCACAAGAAATCAAAGGAACTACTCCTGATGGCACAAAAGTTAAAGGTCAATTAGTAACAATCACTGTTGGAAAACGTATTGATGCTATGCCTGATAAACCAGCTCATACGCCAGTTACTTTAGAGTATGCTGACTACAATGAGTTTGAAGATTCAGGAGTTATTTTGAAACCAACTTGGAGCCAAATTGAGTTAAACGGTATTTTTGATGTAACACTTGCTTTAGTAAGTGCTTCTGCAACATCTATCAAATTTACAGTTGATGCTGGTTGTGCAGGGGATGTGGTAAGTTCTTTAGAAACCGCTAACATTACTTTGAAAACTGCTTTAGGTGCAGCTGTTACACATTCATTTGTGGCTGCCGATGCTAATGGAGTTTACGAATTGACAGGTACAGGTTTTGTAAACGGCTTAGTTGTTGATTTGAATGGAGTTGTGGCTCAAACAGAGGCTTCTTACGAAAGTACAGCAGCATTGACTGTTTCTGGCATAGCTTAATCCTTTATAATTATGTCAAGGCATACTTATAAGGGAATCACTTTTGCCGAAGGTTGGAGTGGTACATTCGAGCAATTCAAAGAGCAATTTGAGAACACACACGTTTTTAAAGCTCTTGAACCGAAAGACAAACTAGCTGAAATGAAAAAGGTATTTCAAAAGATTACCAAAACAGAACCAGCTAAGGAAGAAAAACAATAGTAATTCAAATTTATTGTATAAGAGGACGTAAATCATTCGTGGTTTATAGTCCTCTTTTTTGCTTAAAATCATGGCAAACATTGAAGAACATTTCGCACAAGTCAAAGGAATTAATGAGGCTCTTATTTCAAGAGAACTGTTTGATTTCATCAGATCTATTGAAAGTGATTTTATTGACTTAAACAGAAAGCAATTAAATGAAAAAAGCAAAGACATCTACGGTCAAGCAATAGGTTTTTATTCAAAAGCCACAGAGGTAATTACCAAAGGAAGAAAAAAAGCAGGAGAGCCATTTGATGCAAAAGACACTGGAAGCTTCTTGCAAAAGCTATATGCTAAAATCGAGCAAGATAGAATTGTTTTTGGCTCTACTGATTCAAAGGTAGATTTGATTTTGAATAGTGATAATTGGTTATCACAAGATTTATTTGGGTTGACTGATGAAGATTTGAACAAAGTAATAAATGAAAAGGTACTGCCTTTTATGATTGATAATTATAGAAAACACTTAGGATTATGAAAACAGGAATTATAAAAAAATCAGACATTATACATATCAAAAGACAAAAATTGTCAAATGTTATAATGTCAGCTATTGGTAAAAAATTATTGATAGTTAATTTTTTAACATTTAAAAAGTTAGAAAATCAACTTATAGGCTTATTTAATTGGATTGCAAAAAAGCGATTGAATTTTATTTTAAAAAAATAAATTATGATTTACAATTCCCTTAGAAAGCTCCCAATGGTTACTTATCTTGATATCATTGATACAGGAGATATTTCTTTGCTTTCTGATCAAGAAACTCCTTTGGAAGAGCTTCTTCCTATCTGGGAAGATTTACACGAAACCTACAAGTTAAAATACGATACTCAAAACCACAACAAAATATTCAATCTATCTAAAGAAATAGATTTTCTAGTTAAAAAATACGACAGTATAAAGCTATCTGTTGAGGCATTGAAATTCGATGCAAACGAGGCTTTAATTCAACTCCTTCGAGACTATGGATATACTTTAAGATTGGATAATTATAATGATGATATTTTGCGTATTTCTCGAGAGAGCGAAGGTATTATCAACAAAATAAATATGATTAAAAATAGCTTACCAAAGGCTGTTGAAAGTGAAGAAAAAGGAAGTGAAGTTATTATTTCAGTGATGGCCGACTATGCTTCTTTTTTAGGTTATGATTTTGACTTCTATACTATATCTGTTGAGAAGTTTGGTGCAATGCAAAATACAGTGAAGCAAAAAGTAGCTTCAATTGAAAAACAAAACTCTAAAAATAAATCAAAATGAGTGGACAAATCACAAGAAAAGAAATAATTGAGGACGAGGCTATTGTCTGGGGTCCTGAATATGCTAAAAATGTTGATTTAGCAGTAAAGAAAAACAAAGAATTTGTCGATAGCATTATATCATTAGTAGAAGCTAACAATAAACTTAGAGGTTCTTCCAATGCTAAAGAATTAGCTGAAAACCAACGAAAAGTAAATGATGTGAGCGAAAAAACATCTGTTATTTGGAAAGAGCAAATTCAATTAGAGAATGCTTTAATTTCCACCAAAAAGAAAAATCAATTAGCATCAGAGGGGACTAATAGAGCACTAACAAAGGAAAGAGTTTTATTAGCTGAGAGTAATTCTGAAATAAAAAGACAGATAATTGCAAATGGAGCTTTAGAAAGTGCTTACAAGAAATTAGCTGCACAAGTTGCAATATCTGGAGACAAGATTAAAAATATAATTTCAACAGGTAAATTAGCAAGTGAATCACAATCGCAATATAATTTAAGGCTTGCTGTCGCTCAAAAGGAATTTGAAAAGTTAAATACTAGAGTTAGAGCAGCCGATGCAGCAGTTGGTACTTTCAATAGAAATGTGGGTAATTACCCTCAACAAGCTGTTGCAGGATTAAAGAATTTAATTAGTGCTTTTGGTGCAGTTACAGGTATAGCCTTATTTGCAAGTGTTGTTAAAGATGCTTTTAATGCTACAAGAGACTTTGAAAAAGAAGTTGTAAATCTAGCTGCTATTGCTGGAAAGTCAAGAACAGAAATTGCACCTCTTGAATCTAAAATTAGAGAAGTATCAAAATCAAGTATAAATGGAGCCACCGATGTTGCGAAATTAGCAACAGAATTGATTAAATTAGGATCGTCAACTGAAGAGGCTGAAAAGCTATTAGAACCAGTTAATAATTTATCTGTGGCTTTACAAGCAAGTGCTGAAGATAGTGCAACACTTGTAAAATCAATTTTAAATTCATACGGATTAGGAGCTGAAGAAGCTAGCAGAGTTACTGATGTATTGGCTGAAAGTGCCAATAGATCAGCTTTAGATTTTCAAGGATTAAGAGATTCTTTTTCATATTTAGCTCCAGCAGCTAGGGCATTAGGAATTCCTGTTGAAAAAACAGCCGCTATAATTGGTACTTTAGCCGATAATGGTATTAAGGCTGAAAGTGCTGGTCGTTTAACTAGTACTGCATTTTCAAGATTAGCGGCTCAAGGTTTAACTTTAGAAGATGCCCTTTTAAAAATAAATACCGCACAAAAAGAAGGAAAATCTAATCTAGAAGTTTTATCGCTTGCCACTAATTTATTTGGAGCAGAAGCTGGTAAAATAGGATTGATTTTAGCAAACAATGTTGTTAAAATTGACCAAAGCACTACGGCTTATGAAAACTCTGGAGGCGCATTAAAAGAATTGACGGATAAACAGTTAAAGTCTTTAGATTCTGAATTAAAAATACTTTCATCAGCTTGGGAAGATTATATTTTAGGAACAAATGAAGCTACTGGAGCAAGTCAAAAAGTATCAAGTGTAGTAAAATTTCTATCTACTAATTTAGAAGTAATATTTACTGTTTTAGGTTCTTTGGCAACAGCATGGTTGGCTTACAAAGCTGCTGTATTATTAGCTAATGTTCAAACTAGATTATTAGCACTTACAACAACTCAAGCGACCATAGCTCAAGAAGCTAATGTTGTAGTAACAGGTTTTGGAACTGCTGCACAAACCGCTAATGCAGCAGCTACTACATTTGCAACAAGCGCATGGGAGCGATTTAATTTAGCATTAAAAGCAAATGCTTTGGGATTAATAATAGCGGCTTTAGTAGCTGTTATTTATTACCTGGATAAGTATAATAAATCACTTTCTGAATTAAATAATGAAACTAAAGACAGTACAGAAGAATTTTTAAAAAATCGTGAACAACTATCAAAGAATGCATCTTCTACGAAAACTCTTACTGATCGTTACGATGAGTTAAAATCTAAAACAAAACTCAACAAAGAAGAGCAGATTGAATTAAACGAGATTGTAAAAACTTTATCAAAAACATATCCAGAAGCCGTTACAAAAATTGATAAATACGGAGATGCAATTGAACTAAACACCTCTAAAATTAAGAATTTCACTATTGCTCAAAATGAGGCAAATAAGGCTCAAGCTTCAGTAGAAATTCAAAAAAATACTAAGTTATTAAAAGAGCTTGAAAAGCAACAAGCATCTTTAGCTGAATCCACCAAAGAAGGGGGCAAAGTAACAAAGGGTATTTATGTTCAAAACGGACAATTATACAGAAGAGATTTTGATGGTAGAGAATTTTATTCAACAAAATTATCCTTAGAAGAAGCAGCCAATTTCAAGAAAAGAGTTGCTGATAATGAACGGGCTGTAGCTCAAACAAAACAAAGAATAAGAGATTTGAAAGGACTTACTGAGGCTGAAAAAGTTGCAGCAAAAACAGCGGACGAAAATTCAAAAACATCAACTAAAAACTCGGTAAGGACAATCGAGGTAATAGATGCTGAAATTAAAGCTCAAGAAGATTTAGTAAAAGGACTTTCTGACAAGTCAGGAAAAGAAGGTCGTGCTATTAAATCTAAAATTGCCAATTTAACCGCTGAGCGTGAATTAATTTACTCCACCGCAAAAGCCGAAAAAGAGAAACAAGATAACGGCTTGAAAAATGCTAAAAAGGTTAATGATGCTTTATATAATTTAAATCAATTCCGTTACCAAAATGAAATTAATAATAATCAAAAAATAATCGATAGCGAAAAGGCTACTAATGAAGAAAAAGTAAATGCGCTATTAGAAATTAATCAACTTCAAGAATCTAAAAATTCTGAAACCTTACAAAATGATTTGTATAAAAATGCACTTGAAATTGATGGATTAGAGAATCTTTCTAAAGAAAAATTCGACTTATATCAAAAAGATGCTAAAAACAGAATTGAATCTATACTATCTGGAAAAATAGCAACAGAAAAATTAACTAATGATGAAAAATTAATTTTAGAAAAATACTATGCTGAGAAAAAAAACTTAGAAGAAAAAAGTTCAAAAGACAAGCAATCAATAATCGATTTAGAAGTAGCTCGTGTTCAAAAATCAATTGATGCTGAATTATTAGCTCAAGACACTAAAATTCAAGAAGCGTTAGATGCTGAAAATACACTATATCAAAATGCGTTAGAAGCAGCTAATGGCAATCAAAAACTAATTGAGAAAGCCGAAGAAGAGCATCAAAGAAGATTGTTTGAAATTAAAAAGGACTTTGCTAAAAAAGGACTTAAACTTCAAATAGACGCCATTAAACAACTTTTAGATGACGACAAGAAAAAAGAAGGAAGTTCAAAGATTTCAACTGAAAAAAGGTTAGAATATGAAAATAAACTTGCAAAGTTAACGACCGAATTTAACCAAATAGGAACAGATGATTTTAAATTAAACTTAGATAAAAGAGCCGAAGCCCAAAAAGTGTTTAATGAAAAAGTTACAGAATTATCACTTCAATTAAAAGATGAATTAATAAATTTTGCAAATACAATTTTCGAGGCAAAAATTTCAAGTATTGACGATGAAATTTCTAAAAATAATGAATTTTATGATAATCAAATTAAGCTTGCTGAAAATGATGCTAGGAAAAAAGATTTTTTAGAAAAAGAAAGAGACCGAAAAAATGATATTTTAGAAAAGAAGAAGAAAAAAGCTCAATATGACCAAGCTGTTTTTAATAAAATTATGGCAATAGCTAATATCGGTATTCAAACTGCAATGGCTTCAATTGCGGCTTTAGCTCCTCCTCCAGTTGGTTTAGGTCCAGTAGCTGGTGGTGCTTTACTTCCATATATTATAGGCGTTGGAGCAATTCAAGCCGCAACTGTATTAGCTGCTCCATTACCAAAATACAAACATGGTCGTAAAGGTGGACCAGCTGAGTTGGCTATTGTCGGTGATGGAGGAGTTTCAGAGATTATCACAAGCGGTGATGGATCCAATCCAAGGTTAACTCCAAACGTTCCAACGCTTACCAAGTTAGGAAAAGATGATATCGTTCATAAATCCATGAGTGACTACGAAAACTATGTTAAGCAATCAATAATTCTAAATTTTAAAAATGAGAACCAAAAAATAAAAGAGTTGAATTCAGGTTTTGAAAATAATTTTAGCAAGGAGCTTTTAGAA